ATCAAATGGCAGTTACTGGTGGATATGGTAATAAAAAATTAAATCAAAAACAAATAAAAGATTTAAAAAAGAAAAGAGATTCTAATATTGTTTGGATGAATGACAGATGGATCTACAAAGAAATACAACCATATATTCATCAAGCAAATACTAATGCTGGTTGGAATTTTGAATGGCACTTTAGTGAATCTTGTCAATTTACAAAATATGTGAAAGGACAATATTATGATTGGCATTGTGATAGTTGGGATAGACCATATCAAAGACAAGAGGGAGATCCATCACATGGTAAAATTAGAAAATTATCTGTTACAGTAACTCTTTCTGATCCTAAAGAATATAAAGGTGGGGAATTAGAATTTGATTTTAGAAATTTAGATCCAGATAAACCTAGAAAACCAGTTAAATGTAAAGAAATATTACCTAAAGGATCTTTAGTTGTATTTCCTTCTTTTGTATGGCATAGAGTGTGTCCAGTTAAAAGTGGTGAAAGAAAAAGTTTAGTAATTTGGAATTTAGGATGGCCATTTAAATAAAGGAGAAATGTGAAAAAGAAAAAAACTAAAGCTAGAAAACAAAAAATAAAAAAAGAAGTTGTAGGTTATCCTCAACAGTTACAATTAGAAGAATATTTTAAGTGTCCTATATGGTTTGCAGATGAACCTAAATTTGTAAATAGTTTAAATAAAGCATCAGATCCATATATTGAAACATCAAAAAAAACATTAAAACCACAGATAGATAAACGTAATAAAAAATTTGGTAATAAAGGAGACATGGGTCATGTATTTCATTCTACATCATTAATAGGAGACCCTAACTTTGCAGAATTACAGAATTATGTAGGCGCAACTGCACATAATTTATTAGGTGAAATGGGTTTTGATTTAACAAACTATCAAGTATTTACTACAGAATTATGGGTGCAAGAATTTGCAAAACAAGGTGGAGGACACCATACTTTGCATACACATTGGAACGGTCACATATCTGGTTTTTATTTTTTAAAAGCAGATGAAAGCACATCTCTACCTTTGTTTGAAGATCCAAGACCAGGCAATGTTATGAATTTGTTACCAGAAAAAGATAAAACAAAAGTAACACATGCTTCATCCGCAATAAATTATAAAGTTAAACCAGGTAGAATGATATTTTTTCCATCATACCTACCTCATCAGTACGTTGTAGATATGGGATATAGTCCATTTAGATTTATACACTGGAACTGCCAAGCAATACCAAAAGGAGTGTTAAATGTCGTTTAAAAAAAATAAATACACAGTATTAAAACAAGCCATTTCACCTGAAATTGCAGGATTTGTTTATAAATATTTTTTAAATAAAAGAAATGTTGCAAGATTTTTATTTGATAACAAATATATTTCACCGTTTACAGAATACTTTGGTGTGTGGAATGATGACCAAGTGCCAAATACTTATTCACATTATGCAGATGTTGCTATGGAAACACTATTAACAGAAGTAAAACCTGTTATGGAAAAACACACTGGACTTAAATTAAGTCCTACATATTCCTATGCAAGAATATATAAAGAAGGTGATGTGTTAGCTAGACATAAAGATAGATACTCATGTGAAATATCTACAACATTAAATTTAGGTGGTGACCCATGGCCAATATATCTTGATCCAACAGGTAGAAAAGGTCAAGCTGGTATTAAAGTAGATTTAAAACCAGGTGATATGTTAATTTATTCTGGTTGTGATTTAGAACATTGGAGAGAAGAATTTAAAGGTAAAAATTGTGGACAAGTATTTTTACATTATAACAAAGCTAATTCTAAAACAGCTAAAGAAAACTATTTAGACAAACGACCTTTATTAGGTGTACCTGCTTGGTTTAAAGGTACTAAGTTGACAAAATCTAAAAAATAGTCTATACATTAGGCTTGCAGGGGGATGATCCACCACAGATTCCCTCTGCTTTAAATCTATTGAAATCACCTTTAATCTGATATAACACCTAGTAAACAGGTTTTAATATATGCTACAGAAACTAGGATTTTTACCCGGATTTAATAAACAAGTTACTCCTACAGGAGCTGAATCACAGTGGACTGATGGACAAAATGTGCGTTTTAGGTATGGCACACCCGAAAAAATTGGTGGTTGGAATCAATTAGGTGAGTCCAAATTAACTGGAGTAGCAAGAGGATTGCATCATTTTGTTAACTCTGCCTCTACTAAGTTTGCAGCAATAGGAACAAATAGAATTTTATACGCATACTCTGGTGGTGTGTTTTATGATATACACCCTTTGGTTAATCCATCAGGTACAGCTCTTACAAATTGTTTTTCTACTACTAATAACTCACCAACTGTTACTATAACATTTTCAGGAACAACAACTTTTCAAGCAGGAGATATTATATTATTTGGAGATGCTTCTACTTTTTCATCTATAACAAACTCTAATTTTGGAGCAGCTGATTTTGCTGACAAAAAATTTATGGTTACGAGTGTACCAACAAGTTCTAGTATTACAATTACAATGCCTAGTAGTGAAACAGGAAGTGGTGCTACTCTTTCTGGAGGTATAACTTTTTTTCAATATTATCATGTTGGACCAGCTGAACAGCTAGGAGCTTTTGGTTGGGGTATATCACTATGGGGTGGAACAGTTTTGGGTGCAGCTACAACGACTTTAAATGGAGCACTAGCTGATGACACCAATGGTAATAATGGATCAGCCACAGAAATAACTTTAAATAGCGTTACAGGTTTTCCTACCACAGGAACAAATTTTGTTCAAATAGGAGGAGAAGAAATATCTTATACTGGAATTACAGGTGTAAAACTAACTGGAATTACTAGAGCTGTAAGAGGTTCGACTAGATCATCACATTCAAATGGAGATACTGTAACTAATACATCCTCATTTACAGGATGGGGCTCACCAGCAGCTAACACAGATAAAGTTACCGATCCTGGTTTATGGGCTCTTGATAATATTGGAAGTAAGCTTATTGCATTAATTGTAGGTGGTGCTGCATTTGAATGGGATGGTGATGCAGCTAATGCTACATCAACAAGAGCTACTATCATAACTGGTGCACCAACGGCATCACGTGATATGTTAGTGTCTACAACTGACAGACACTTAATATTTTTTGGAACTGAAAGAACTATTGGAGATACAACAACTCAAGATGATATGTTTATTAGATTTTCTTCTCAAGAAAATATAAATGATTATACACCTACAGCAATCAATAGTGCTGGCACACAAAGACTGGCCGACGGATCACGGATCATCGGAGCTACGGTTGGTAGAAATGCAATATACGTTTGGACTGATACAGCTTTATTTACAATGCGTTTTGTAGGAACACCGTTTACTTTTGCATTTGAGCAAGTTGGAACTAACTGTGGTTTAATAGGTATGAATGCAGCTGTTGAAGTTGATGGTGCTGCGTATTGGATGTCGGACAATGGTTTCTTTAGGTATACTGGTAAACTAGAATCTATGGATTGTTTAGTAGAAGATTTTGTTTATGATGATTTAAATACAACATCTAATCAATTAATATATTGTGGTATTAATAACTTGTTTGGTGAAGTTGTTTGGTTTTATCCAACATCTACATCTAATGTAAATAACAGAGCAGTTTTTTATAGTTATTTAGATTCAACATCTAAACGTCCTATATGGTTTACAAATGATAGCACTCTTTTTGCAAGAAGCACTTGGGAAGATTCTGCTGTATTTGGATTACCACATGGTACAAAATATAATGCAGACGATGATAATTCATTTGATGTTACTGGTAACACGGATGGTACAACAATATACTTTGAACACGAAACAGGTGTTAATCAATTAGAAGCTGGAGCTGTTACAACAGCTATTCCTGCTGATATTACTTCTGGAGATTACGATATTACACAAAAAGTTGTTAGAGGAGCTGCAACTAATTTAGGAGATCTTAGAGGTGATGGTGAAAACATTATGCGAGTTAGTAGAATTATACCTGACTTTATTGCTCAACAAGGTAACACAGTTGTACAATTAGATTTAAGAAACTATCCTAATAACACAGCAGCTAGTTCATCTTTAGGACCGTTTACCATTACATCATCTACAACAAAAGTAGATACCCGAGCAAGAGCAAGAGCTGTAGCTCTTACAATAAAAAATACTGCTGTAGATACAAGTTGGAAGTTAGGAACTTTTAGGTTAGATATACATGCTGGAGGAAGACGATAATGATTGATAAAAGAATGATGTACTCACAAGGTCAAAGAGTTGCTAAAACTTTAGATGGTTCAAGACCTGGTTATGCCGGTCCTGCAGGAGGAGCATCGGCTGGAGGAAACTATGGAGGGGATAGTTCTGGTGGAGTTGGCGCCAATGAAATGTCAGGTGCTGGTCCTAGTAATACAGGGGGAAATAAATCAGATGCTAGAGATAGAGCCATATCTAATCAATATAAAAATATGCCTACACCAACAGTTACAGTAGGTGTTGATAAATTTGACAATCCTATAAATGTTAAAACTACTTATAAAGATAAACGTGCTAGACAAAAAACAATAGATTCATTAAATAAACAAGGAATTAGTATATTTGATCCTAGAGTTACTAAAAAAGGTATTAATGCTTTTGATCCAAAAACTTTTACAACAAGTTTTGCACCTCAACCAAAAAATCCTTTTAGTTTTAAAAATATAGCTACTAACATCATATTAGGAATTGTAGCTCCACAATTATTAGGACCTAAATTTGCAACAGGTATGAAGGCTTACAACATAGCAAAAACAGCATCAAAATTTGCTAAAGATATTAATTTAACCGATAAAAATGTTCTTGAGTCTTTTACTAGTAATCTTAAAAGTAATTTTTCAGATAAATTTAGTGATCTTGGTAAAGGAAAAAAATCTACAACTACATCTTCAATAGACGAAGATCTTTCTAAAATAGGAAATGGAGATGGTGGTTTGGAGTCTTTAGGAAATATGGATGCGCTTAATCAAGAATATTTATTATTATTAAATAAATTTAACACAGGAGCTTTTACTGATTCAGATCAAGTAAGATTTACTTTTTTAAAAAATATGTTAGGAAAATAATGGCTAAAATAATACAATCATTAACTAGAGCAAGCGCAGAATATGAAGAAGATGTAGCACAATCACTTGTGCGAGATTTAGATGCCGTATTAGAAAAATTAAATACAACGTTTCAAGAAGAATTAAAACAGGAGATAGAAGCTAGAAGTTTCTTTTTAGATTAATGGCAGTAATAAACGAATAT